AACACTATCAGCGAGTTCAGAATGTACAGTTACAAGATAGACAAGCACACAGAAAAGCCTACCAGTGATATTATCGACGCGCACAACCATTGCATTGATGCCCAGAGATATGCATTAGGCAACCGGATACAGCGCAAGAATACAAAGCAGGCAGTGAAGGTAGAAGTAGTGCCTACTCGCCACCATTGGAATTAGTTGTGCTATTATCCACCCGATTATCCTCAATGACTGGAGAGCAACATGGCAAATAGATTTGACCCAAGCAATACAGACCTGAAAACAGGCAAGCCAAAACCAAAGATTATTATCGGCGTTAATACTCCAGCCGATAAATACGTTCCGCCAAAGCCTGATAAGCAGGTAATTGTTACCGCTAAAGCCAAGCCAGCTAGCGCCCCTGTTAAGAAGCCTGCTCCTGTAGCTAAAGCCGCTGCCGGTGAAGGTATCCGTGAAGCGATTACAGCTACCAAGCGCCGTGAAAAAGAAGCGGGGCTGGATTGATTACTTGGCTCTGCGCTTCTGTTCGTCTTTGAGCGTTTCGATAGCTTCGAGGTAGGTAATCTGTTCGTCTTCAAGCTGTTCGTCAGTCCAGTCTTGTAGTAGGTCTGGTAATGGGGCCGCGGTTGCCACGGAGTATTTATCTACATGCTGATAATGCTGTATGGCAATAGCCGAGACAGAAAGAATTGCTATTACTAGGATTGCGATTGCTGTTTTCATGATGATCTCCTTGTTTGCATTGAAGTAACAGTAATGCAGGAAAATGGGGAAGTATTTAGTGGATAATACGTATTGTTGTACCGAAAAAAATTCTATTGCGTAATAATTAGGTATATGCCACTATTGCGCAGGTAAATATCAGGCGGTTTCGATGGCTAGAGTTGGCAAAGCAGAAAGACTACGCAAGATTCACGATGAGTCTTTACGCGCTTTCAACATGGTTCAATCCTCTGTTCGCATGGATAGGCTAGAGTGTTTGGCAGACCGTCGATTCTGTTATATCGCTGGAGCGCAATGGGAAGGCTCGCTCGCTAGGCAGTTCCAGAACAAGCCAAGGTTTGAAGTCAACAAAGTACAAGGCGCTGTAAAGCGAGCCAAGAATGAATACAGGGCTAATCGGATAGGCGTTAAGTTTATCCCGCGTGATGGCTCTAAAGATGACAAGCTGACCGATGCGTGTAACGGCTTGTATCGTGCAGATGAGCAAGACTCTACTGCTGATGAGGCTTATGACAATGCCTTTGAGGAAGCAGTAGGCGGCGGCTTTGGTGCATGGCGTCTACGGGCCTGCTATGAAAATGAATATGATGAAGACGATGACAAACAGCGCATCCGCATGGAGCCAATTTTCGACGCTGACACCTCGGTCTATTTCGACCTTGACGCCAAGCGGCAGGACAAGAGCGATGCAAAGAAGTGCTGGGTAGTCTATTCCATGACCATGTCGGCCTTCAAGGCTGAGTATGGTGAAGACCCGGCCACATGGCCGAAGGACACTAATTCCACCTATTTCGACTGGTTCACGCCTGATGTTGTTTACATCGCGGAATATTATCAGGTCGAGGAAACAAAGCAGACTGTCCGCATTTACAAGACGCTTGATGGCGAAACCATCAAGATCATGGACGAGGATTTAGACGACGACGAGGAGCCGCCGATTGGTGCAATCGAGGTAGGCCGCAAGACAGTCCGCAAGAAGCGTGTCCACAAATATATCATGAGCGGCGCGAATATCCTTGAGGATTGTGGCTATATCGCGGGCTGTCATATCCCTATCATTCCTGTTTATGGCAAGCGCTGGTTCGTGGACAATGTAGAGCGTTGCATGGGACAGGTCCGCATTGCCAAGGATAGCCAGCGGCTTAAGAACATGCAAATCAGCATGTTGGCGCTTATCTCTGCGTCGTTCGGCCTTGAAAAGCCCATCTTCACGCCGGACCAGATGGCTGGCAATGAGTTGATGTGGCAAGAGGACAATATCAAGAATTATCCATATTTGCTGATTAACCCGGTCGAGGATGCGGAAGGCAATGTCATGCCGTCCGGGCCAGTGGCGTACACCAGAGCGCCTAACGTCCCGCCTGCTATGGCTGCACTGTTGCAGATCACCGAGCAAGACATGGCTGAGATGCTGGGGAATAATCAGCAAGCCGAAAAGATGGTCAGCAACATATCGGGCAAGGCAGTGGAGATGATCCAGACGCGCCTCGATATGCAGTCGTTTATCTATATCTCGAACATGTCCAAGGCCATGCAACGCTGCGGTGAGGTCTGGCTGTCCATGGCTCGTGAACTGTATCACGAGAAGGGCCGCAAGATGAAGTCCGTTGGTGAAATGGGCAACATCGAGAGTGTTGAACTGGGCAAGGAAACAATCAACAAGACCGGGCAGCTAACGTCTGATAGCGACCTGAGCAAGGCTAATCTTGACGTTGCTGTTGATGTTGGGCCTTCATTCATGTCGCGCCGCAATGCCACTGTCACGGCTCTGACTGGCGTGTTGCAGATGACGACAGACCCACAAGATGCGAAGATCCTGCAAGCGCTTATCATGATGAATATGGACGGCGAGGGATTGACCGAGGTCCGCGAATATAAGCGCAAGGAGCTTGTCGCGCTTGGCGTATTGCCGCCTAATGAAGAAGAGCAAGCGGCTATGGCAGAGCAGGAACAGAACCAGGAGCCTAACCCGCAAGACGCTTACATGCTGGCCGAAGCTGAGAAGTCCAAGGCGTTGGCTATCAAGGCTGAGGCTGACACTGAATACACACTCGCCAAAACGCAAGGCGAGCAGGCTAACACAGCCAAGACAATCAAAGAGCTAGGTGAACCGTCCGCACCTAAAATCGGATGAGGAAAGGGTAGTATATGATTGACGATGGCGAACAGATTGAACAGGTAGCGGAAGCCGTTGAGGATGTTGTGGAGGAGCAGCCTGACGAGATTGTTAGCGTCCAGATCGGTGATGAAGAGCCGGAGCAAGCAGAGCCAGAGGCCGCACCAGAGTGGGTTCGTGACCTTCGCAAGCAGAACCGAACAGGCCAAGCGCATCAAGGAATTGGAAGCTGCGACTAAGCCCGCGCCTGAAAAGGTCGAGCTTGGGGAAAAGCCTACGCTGGCAAGCTGTGACTATGACGATGACGAATACGAACTTAAGCTGGCAAAGTGGCTCAAGGATAAGGATGAAGCCGATAAGGAACTGAGCAAGGCGGAAGAGGTCAAGCAACGCGCCGCGCAGCGGTGGCAGGAAAAGGTCCAGCGTTTTGAAAAAGCAAAAGCAGAGATTGCCGCCCCTGACCTTGAAGATGCAGAGGCGTTTGTTCTGGAAACGCTATCGCCAACGCAGCAAGCGATTATCGTAGATGGTGCTGACAATCCTGCTGTTGTTCTCTATGCGCTCGGAAAGAACCAGACAAAGGCCAAGGAACTGGCCGCGCTTGATAATCATGTTGAGTTTGCATTTGCCATAGCAAAACTGGAAGGGCAGTTAAAAGTGACCAAAAGCAAGACACCAGCCCCTGAAAAGGCAGTCCGTGGCGGTAGTGGTGTGAACAGTGCTGCAACGCTCGATGCACTCCGCGCTGAGGCAGAAAAGACCGGCGATTATACAAAGGTCCGCGCCTTCAAAAGCAAAATGCGGGGGTGACTTGCAAGAACCATGCCAATATGGTATTAAACACACTAACGGCAGTATAGCAGACTTCGCCAGTCTGATTTAAGCGGCTCCCGCTCGGCCCTGACGAGTGAGTATCTCGGGCAATCTTTGCCTTATTTTCTCACTCGTTAGGAATGCACATGGCTAATAATTTCTCCAAAGAAGAACGCGTTGCGTTTGAAGACATCCTTGAAGGCTTCAACGATGCAATGGTTATCTCCCGTAATGTCGCTAAATACGGCACTGACGGGCAGCTCATGGAGCGCGCAAACGATACCATCTGGCGTCCAATGCCCTACATCCTCAACAGCCAAGATCGTACTGTAGGCTCTGCTGTAACCGCGCAGACTGTCACACAGCTTTCTGTCCCTGCGCGCCTCAATCAGAAGAAGAACGCTTCCTGGAATATGGATGCGCTCGAACTGCGTGATGCTTTGCAGGAAGGCCGTCTGGGTAAGGCAGCATATCAGCGCTTGGCATCGGACGTGAACACGAAGGTTCGTGACGTTGCATCGCTGGAAGGTACGCTTGTTGCCAAGATCAGTGGCGCTGCCGGTGATTATGATGACGTAGCAATTGCTGAAAGCATCATGAATGAGCAGGGCGTGCCAGAAGGCGACCGTTATCTCGCACTGACAACCCGTGATTATAACGGCCTTGCAGGCAATCTGGCTGGTCGCCAGACCATGACCGGCAAGCCCACCAACGCCTATGAGCGCTCACAGGTTGGTATGATCGCTGGCTTCGATACGTACAAGATCGATGCTGGTAAGCGCATTGCTGCTAACGCTGCAACAATCACTATTGCCACCAACGGC